CTGAAAGACCACGGCCATACTTTTGTCACTCACATTCTCCATATGACTTGCCTGTGCCACTCTCACAGGTGATCGGTAGTCCATCGGCCCAGTCAGGCGTCTGGCTCATACATTCTTCGACGTATGCCCGTGCTACGTCCAGCTCGTCGTCAGCTACACAGGCTACAACGCTATCATGTACTGTTAGCACAACTTTGTATCGCTTGGCAATAAGTAACATTTGGTGCCCTATGATGCACCTTGCAATCCCTTGGCACACGTTCTCCACAACCTTCCCGCCGTATATACGGTTCGGACCTTTTCGGGTCTTGTAGGTATACTCTGGACCTCGTTCACCCTGCTCCGCCATCAACCCATGATAGAACATGGGTAGCCCAGAAGGTAACATCACGGCGTTCTTCTGTGCATCCACTTGCAAGACACCTTCCTTACCAAACTGCAAACTGTCGCCGCGCTGCATGTACTGCACCATGTTGTTGGCATCTCTCCACAACTGACTGATCGCCCCGTTGGCATCGCGGTACACTTGTATGATCCGCCGTGCTTCGTCCAATTCTATGTAGACACCCATACCTTGCAACTGCGCTTGGAACTTGGGCGCACCCATACCGTAACCAGCGCCGAGAATAGTGGTCTTGCCCACGAACCTCTGTTCTTTATTTACCCCGTCTACTGGCACGTTATAGATGCTGGACGCCATGTACTTGTATACGTCCTCACCATCTGCGAATTGCTTGGTCAGATCATCTTGCCCCGCAAGCCACGCCAATACACGCGCTTCGATCTGCGAACTGTCACAGTCTATAAGCGAATACCCTTCGGGCGCGATGATACTACCCTTTAACTTCTTACCGTTAGGCCCACGGCTAGGCAGGTTCTGCAAGTTGATCTTATCATCCCCACCCCATCTGCCTGTATGCGCCGCGTAGTATCTTACAGGGACGGGCAGACGCCCCCGGTCAGCGATGTCTATGAACCGCTGTGTTCGTGTCTCTTCCAATGTAGACTTCGTACCGAGCCGTGCAGCTACCAACGCTTGCACACGATCATCCTCATGTTCTAACAAATGTTTGAACGCTTCATCACTCTTGGCGAACGCGAACGTCTCTTTCCCCGTAGTGGGGCTGGTCTTCATCGGAGGCTTGACGCCAAAACCTTTTAGCAGCTCCGCGAACTTTGGGTTGGACATCAGGTCTTTCTTATCCGCCACACCCGCAGCCTCTAACAGCTTTTCTTTACGCTCTTTCACATCGTGCAAGTGCGACTGCAACAGGTCACGATCCAACTCCAACATAGGTTCGGTAAACATCCGCAGGGTAGCATCAATCAAACGCAACTCTTGGCGGGGGAACTGTTTGGCCATTATGCTAAACAACTTATAGGTAAGGTCCACGTCATTGACACAGTAGTCGCCGTACCGCTCTAGGTCTTCGGGTGCAAAATCTCCACGCCGTTTTCCGAGTGCGTTGAGTACCTCATGCCCTTTAGCGCCGACACCGTACCTCTCAGATACCGCAGCGAGACTTGCGCGAGCTTCAGTCCCATGAAGAGCACGGGCGATACACAAAGTATCGGTATACATCCGAGGACGAATATCAAAACGCCAGTTAAGAATGGCACCATCAAACATAGTATTATGGCAAAGTAACATAGCGTCTTCCCAAGGGAAGGTCTTGAGGTATTTTTTAATCTGTTCGTGCGTCCCACTGGCCCACTCCGTTTCTCCGTTGTTGAGTTTCACACCCACGCCGATCACCTCAAAACGAGGATCACGGACGTAGGCTTCTGTTGTTATCTTACGCAGAGAATAGTCCCTGTCGTAATACGTCTCAAAGTCTAAGGTTATAAGGTCCATCAGCCCTTACTCACTATCTCACCACCACATGCCATGTAACCACATGCGTCCACCCAGTTGTCGGGGTGCTTCGGGTTTGACTTGATACGCGCGGCCTTCAACAAGGTCATCATCACGGCCACATCAGTAGCGTCCACCGTGACGCCAAGGTGCACAGACCAGTACGCGGCGATAGTATTGAAGTTATCCTCCATGTTGCCATGGTCAGCCGCACGGTCTTTGGTGACGTACTCCTTGGCTGTGTCTAACACTTGCCCACGCGTCACCTTCTTCGCTTCCTTCTCGAACACCTCTTTCGGTGTGCCGATCTTACTCATCAGTGCGTGGACGTAGTTGTAAGATGATTTAGTAGCCTTGGCGATTTCGCTCGTTGTGGCTTGCGGGTGTTTGATCTTATACGACCATATTTTATCCGCTTTGGTTTTCTTAGCCATGTCGTTCTCCTAAACGATTATTGAGGTTTCTTGATTTTCTTTTTGCGCCGCTGTGCAATGTATTCAAAAAGTTTTGGACCTAACTTCTTCTGCACAAGGTTTACATAGCCTTCGTTGCTGGCTTGCATTGCAGCGGCGCGGTGCGTACCCCCTGCATATTCTCCTACATGATACACAATACTGTCTCCGTACTGTGTGTTTCGTAGCGTGTCTTCAAACACGTTACCGCCACGCTCGGCGGCTATGTTTATGACCCTACTCATATCTTCTTACCTGCTTTCCTTAGATTGCGAACAAACACATCAAGGTGTTCTCGCGCCACCCACAAATCTCGTTTCGCATTGGGGTGTGCGTCTGTACGATGCGCGTCATCCTGCGCTCTATCGACCTGCCTGCGCAACCATTTCAGTTCGTTCTCTTGGAACGGAGTTAATTTATCATCATCCATGTCTGCCTCCATTGTTAAAGTGGTGCCCTGCGCTTGAACACAGGGGCTAACCGTACCGTGGTTTCTCCGACACGATCACAGAGGTAAAAGACCGCACCCTGGAGTGCATGGAGTTCCTCTGCTCGTACTGCTGTGGTTTTCGCGGGACAATGTCATTACCGCAACCCACTCACAGCTAGGGTTTACCATCAATAACAGTGGCCCAACCCATAAGGTCTTTTGCCACGTCATTCATATTCTCTTCATTGACCACCATGTCCAAACCACCTGCGTCACGTATCTCTTTCAAGTTCTTTTCCTGCAGAGGGGTGGGTTTGTTCTTGCCAGCCTTACATTCGATCCCAAAGAACAAGCCTCGGTAGCAGCCAATTATATCAGGGACACCGCTCCTACCGTACCCACCTGTCACGGGATAGAAGTAGTATGCGTGTAACTCCTTTAGCTGCGCCACAACTTTCTTTTTGACTTTTGCTTCGGGCGTCATCGTCGTTCTCCATTGATACCAGTACCCCCCAAGCGAGGAGCCGTGACCCCTCGCCATTTAGGGATTTCCCTAATTGTAGACCCAGAACAAGTACGGGCCTATCCGTGATCCAACACCTGCCACATCGTTTGGCGGGGGCGGAACCTCCAACATAGACAGCACCGCAAGGCGATCCTGCATCCAAGTCGGTAACTCGTCCACAGAATTGTAGTTATCCTTTACGGTTGTGTCAACACTTTCCATGCCAATACTTGTGATAGTGACTTGTTTAGTGTCGTATGCTATGTTCACGCGGTAAGTAATACTTTTAGTTGCGTCCATGTGATAACACCTTACTTGTAGAGGTAAAACGTGTGGTCATTAACTCTGTAACCAACCCCTTCAACGAAGTGCCCATCCTCGCATATGCTTAGAGCCGCGCACCCATGTTGTATTTCCTCGGGCACTTCTTCTGCACGGAACGTGCACACGCTCTCATGTTCGGGACGCCATGCTGTTATGTCTTTTACTGCCACGCGACCAACAACCTGTTTGCCCCACTGCTCATGGACATGCACAAAGTCCATAGGCACGACCTCTTCAAAGTGCTTGTACCCATCCATCGCGTCAAACATTGCACGGATGTCTGTATCCAACGTCTTGTCAATGAAGCTATGCCCCGCCTGTATCATACTGCGAAGCTCCGATATAAGACGACTTGCGGCTTTCTCTTCATCTCCCCAACTACGCGCGTTGATACCCACATCTTTCTTGGTTTGGCTGAACTTCTCTTTGACAGCGGTCCTACAGCTATTAACTTCTGTCCTGACTTTCTGAGCAAACACGACAGCGCATTCCGGTAGGCTGTAAGGTACAAGGTATCTCTTAGCATGTTTCATGGCGGTATCCATCTTCAACGCCATACGCATGTTGTGTTGATCCCCATACTCGGCGTATTTCAGATTTGTTATGCCCCGTGCGCAGACAACGAACTTGTTGTCACCGTTTACGCTGGTGGCGAAGTCACCGTATCCTATGTATCCGATGGCCATGAGGTCTCCATCACGGTAAACCCATGAGGTGTTACGGTCACGCGGTACAGTCTTGACACGCATTGTACGTTCCACGGCTCGGGTAAACGCCATCAGATTGGTATTGTTTTGCTGCGTTTCGTCCAACAGCGCGGCGTTCGTTTCGTAGAATTCTTTAGCTTGCGCTACGGTTTTATGATCTAGTCCCATGTCTTTCTCCATTTGATTTAGGGATTTCCCTAAATGGTTGTTGCTAACTCTGTTAGCGTGATTTATAAACTTCTAGTGGGTGGCTTTCATCGCAACTGTTTTTTGGTTTCGACGCTGCTAAATGTGCCAACATTCACAGCCACCCACACGACCACCTCAAAATATGATACCTACAAGGGTCATCAGACCTGCACCACATATGAAGCCTACGACAGCGCCGATAGCGCCAGCGATCTCAATCTTCTTATCAATCTCCTCATCAGTCAAAAGTCTGGTTCTCCATGTTCATCAAGGTTTGGTTTCTTGAACGTGTAGTCACGCTCCACTTTTTGCTTTTCGTTACCTACAGCGGTGTTATTGTTACCTATAGTGCGTACACCAAGCAGGTTCAGCTCTGCTGATAACGTGTCAGGTAGATGGTCTAACATGTCAGCTCCTTAGATCGTATCTGTTGATGTAGCTGGTGATAGTTTGGTAGCTCTTACCCATGGCTTTGGCGATGTCAGTGCGGGACATACCATCTTGCAGGTATGCCTCTATCTTCTTAGCCCGTGGTGGTAGCTCTTTCACCCGCGGTGCGCCGCTACGTTTCGGGGCATGGCCCCACGTTTGACGTGCCACAGAGTTCTCAGCCCTTGCCAACAGT